CGTAACTACCAAATTAAAAATGCTATTGAGTGGGAGAGATTTCAAAGTGGAATGTAAATCATGGCAGATCTCGTTATTCAGAAGAAGAACGAAGTTTATTTAAAAGTACAAGCAGAGCCTCATCTCCACAAAGAGGCAGCAGAATTTTTTACCTTTGAAATCCCCTCTGCAAAATATATGCAGAAGACGAGGAGATACAAAGGTTGGGATGGTAAAGTAAGATTATACTCACCTGCTACTGGAGAGATCTATTGCGGTTTAGTAGATTATCTAACTGACTGGGCAAAGGAAAAGGGATATCGTTATCAGTTTTTGGAAAGTGAACACTTTGGGCATCCCAAGGATCAGAATGATTTAGTAACTCCTCAGTCTGTAGTTCAATTTGTTCGATCACTGGGGCTTCCTGTAAAGGCTCGTGACTACCAATACGCAGCAATATACGAGTCCCTAAGATACAACAGAAGACTCCTAGTAAGCCCAACGGCAAGCGGTAAATCTCTGATGATTTATTCATTGGTTCGGTTTCATGTGAATGTTAAACGGAATGTACTTATTATAGTACCAACTACATCTCTTGTCGAGCAAATGTATAAAGATTTTACAGAGTACGGTTGGAACACTGAGTACCACTGTCATAAAATCTATGCTGGTGAAGAAAAATATACAGACCATGATGTAGTTATATCAACTTGGCAGTCCTTATATAAGGAACCACGAAAGTTTTTTGATAGATTTGATGTTGTAATTGGTGATGAGGCTCATCTATTTAAAGCTAAGTCTTTGACTAATATAATGTCAAAGATGCATGGATGTAAATATCGTATTGGATTTACTGGTACGTTAGATGGAACTGAATGTAATCAATTAGTATTGGAAGGTGTATTTGGTAAATGCTCAAAGGTTACTAAGACATCTGAGTTAATGAAAAGAGGACATGTTGCTAAGTTAAAAGTAAAAGTTCTTTTACTTAAACATCAAGATCAAATCTTTGATGGTTATCAAGATGAAATGGAATACCTATGTGAACATGAACAACGTAATAAATTTATTCGTAACTTAGCATGTGACTTAAAAGGAAATACATTGGTACTATTCAACTATGTAGAGAAGCACGGTTTGCCTTTGTATGAGATGATAAATAGTCATACCGACAGACCAGTACATTTAGTTTATGGTGGAGTGGATGTCGATGACCGAGAACATATTAGGAGATTAGTTGAAAATGAAGATGATCAAATTATTGTCGCCAGTTATGGCACTTTCAGTACTGGGATTAACATTAAGCGGTTGCACAACCTCGTCTTCGCCTCCCCAAGCAAGTCCAGAGTCCGTAACCTCCAGTCTATCGGGAGGGTACTTCGACAGTCTAGGGGAAAAGAAATAGCAACTTTATATGATGTTGCTGACGATATTAGTAGAGATAATGGAAAGAACTATACTCTCCTTCATCTTTTTGAGAGATTAAAAATATACAAACAAGAAGATTTTAATTATGAAATAGTAGAGATTAAACTTAAATCTTATGATTAATTACGCTAAACATGACGACGAATTTCACGGAGTTTTTAAACTCGTTAGTGGAGAGGAAGTGCTTGCTAAAGCGGTGTTAACAGAAGACAGAGAAGAAACATTATGTTTCCTTCAAGATCCTGTATGCATACAAGTTATTAATCAAGATATGGGTAAAGGAAAAGTGTTGCGAGGTATGGGATTTCATAAATGGATGCAGATGTCTGATGAAGATTTTTTTATTGTTAGAGAAAAAGATGTATTAAGTGTTGCATCTATGTCAAAAGAAATTGTATATATGTACGAAGCATTTTTAGCTAATGAAGAACCACCACATAAAAAAGACGAACGGACGGCACGAAGAGAAACAAATTTAGATAATACTCAAGGTTATATTGGTAGTATTAATGATGCTAGAAAGGTCTTTGAAAAATTATATAAAGGCTAAACTGTTCCCCTGAACCCTTAACATGGTTATCCTACACACAATTGATGAGTTTGTCAAGCTTGTCACTCTGTCACTTTAGTGATATAATATATTCATATGAGGAAAACCATATGAGGCGAACAACAAAAAAGAAAGAACATTATGTTAATAATGCAGATTTTCTAGCCGCCATAGTAAAGTATAAAGAAAAGGTCAAACACGCAGAGGAGAATGGATTACCAAAACCTCGTGTTAATAATTATATTGGGGGTTGCTTTCTAAAGATTGCAACTCACTTGTCATATAGACCAAACTTTATTAACTACATGTATAAAGATGATATGGTTTGTGATGGAATAGAAAATTGTATACAGTACATAGATAATTTCGATCCAGCAAAAAGTAAAAATCCATTTGCATATTTTACACAGATAGTGTATTATGCATTTCTACGTCGTATTGCTAAAGAGAAACGTCAGATGGATATCAAAGATAAAATTTTAGAGAAGTCTGGATATGATCATGTGTTCTCAGTTGACGGTGATACTAATGCAGACTATAATCAAATTAAGAATCGTGTAGAAATGAACACCAAACGATGAAGGTCTTACTGATAACAGATCAACACTTTGGTGTTAGGAATGACAATCAACATTTCATTGATCACTATAGAAAGTTTTATAGTAAGATTGTTATACCTTTTATTAAAGCATCAGGTATTAAAGATATAATAAATTTAGGAGATACGTTTGATAAACGTAGATCTATTAACTATATGTCTCTGGAAGCAGCGAAGGAGATGTGGTTTGACCCTATTAAAGAATTGGGTTGTAAGATGACTGCTTTGGTTGGCAATCATGACATATATTATAAGAACACATTAAGAATTAACTCACCAGATGAGTTACTAGGAGGATACGATATAGATGTTATCACCGAACCTACCACCCGTAGTTATGACGGTACTGATATATTATTTCTTCCTTGGATATGTGATGAGAACTATGACAGAACCTTACGAAGCATCACAGAGAGTACTGCACCTATCTGTATGGGCCATCTTGAGCTTAACGGCTTTGAAGCTCATCCAGGTCATGTGATGGATCATGGTACTGATATGAGTTTGTTTAGAAAATTTGATAAAGTATTCTCTGGACACTATCATACCAAATCCAATAAAGATAATTGTTATTATCTTGGAAATCCCTATCAGTTATATTGGAATGATTATGCACAGAAGAGAGGGTTCCATGTTTTAGATACTGATACTCATAAGACAACTTTTTACAGAAATCCCTTTGACACTTTTCATAAGTTGTATTATAATAACGGTGTTGCTATACCAAATGAAGAGGAATTAAAAGGAACCTATGTCAAACTCATAGTAGAAGACAAGGGTGATTATTCTAAGTTTGATTATAAAGTTAAACAACTTCAGGATATTGGTCTTGCCGATCTTAAAATCATTGAAGATCTTAGTGTTGATCTAGAGAATGGTGATACAGTTGTAGAGACTGAAGACACTATGACTCTGTTAGATAACTACATAGATGGAATAGATATTAAGGTTGATAAGAATAATGTCAAAGGGATCATGAGATCTCTATACATGGAAGCAGCAGAACTCTGATGTTTATTTTAACTGAAAAAGATACTGGTGGTGTATACGCTTTACCAAACAAAGAGAATGTTAAAACCGTTCATATGTTTGAGGAAGAAGATGATGCCTTTAGATATCTTGAACAGTTAAAAGCTATAGATTACAAAAGACATTTAGAGTTAATGGAAATAGATGTAGATTCTGTTGCCATTAATTGTGACAAGTTTGGTTATGCTTATTCTATTGTCACTAAAAACGACCTCATCTTACCGCCAACAAAATCGGAATGATTGTATTTGAAACTCTCCGTTGGAAGAATTTTCTTTCAACTGGTGATCAGTGGACTGAAATTCAACTTAATGAATCTGCTTCTACTTTAATTGTTGGTACTAATGGTGCTGGTAAGAGTACTATGTTGGATGTTTTATGTTTTGGATTATTCAATAAACCATTCAGGAAAATTAATAGAGGTCAATTAGTAAATAGCATTAATGAAAAAGGTTTAAAAGTTGAAGTATGTTTTTCTATAGGTAAAGATGAATACAGAGTTTTCCGAGGTGCAAAACCCAATCTCTTTGAGGTTTATAAAAATAACAAAATGGTTGACCAAGATGCTGCAGCTAAAGACACGCAGAAGTATTTGGAACAAACCATACTCAAACTTAACTACAAAAGTTTTACCCAAGTCGTCATACTTGGTTCATCCACATTTGTACCCTTCATGCAATTGGGAGCAAGTGTCAGGAGAGAAGTTATTGAAGATCTACTCGATATCAAGATCTTCTCATACATGAATAATCTTCTTAAAGATAGAGTTCGTAATCAATTGACTAGAAACAAGGAGACTATTTATTTAAAAAATATTGCAGAAGAGAGAGTTATATCACAGGAAAGATTAATTAATTCTTTAAAAGAAGTTAACGTATCTAGACAGAAAGAAATTGAAGAGAAATATAATTTAAATGAAAGTAAAATAAAAGAAAAAGAAACTAAAAAGAAAAGTAAAACAAAGAAGTTAATTAAATTAGAGAAGGGTTGTGGTGAAATAGAAACATATAGAACGTCGCTACAGGGATTGCGTGATAAACAAACTGAAAATAAAACTGAATTAAGGAGACTTACTAAAGAAATTACTTTCCTCGAAACCAATGATAAGTGTCCTACTTGCACTCAGATAATTAGTGATGATTTTAAAGCAACTAGGATGAATTCATTATCCTCAAGTGGATCTGTATTAACTAAGGATGCAGAAGAACTTGAGTCTGGTATTGATGAAGTTCTTATTGTTATTAATAAGATAGAGAAAATGTGCGAAGAGATGCATGAGATACGAAGTGAGATATCATCTATTGATAGAGATGTTACTAGATTGAAAAAAGAAAATGTAGATATTGATAATGAGAAGGAAGTAGAAAATCCTAAAGTTGATGAAGAGAATAAAATTTTAGATAGATTGAGTAATGAACTTAAAATGATAGAGGATGATTGTGCTGCATCAAATAAAACAATTGATGAGTATCAAGTAGTATCAACTCTATTAAAAGATTCTGGTATTAAGAAACAAGTCATTAAAAAATACATTCCAATATTTAATAACCTGATCAATAAATATTTGAATGTAATGGATTTCTTTGTTAACTTTACACTCGACGAAGAATTTAACGAAGTAATTAAGAGTAGATTTAGAGATGAATTTAGTTATGCATCTTTCTCTGAAGGTGAGAAGCAGAAGATAGATCTAGCACTCCTCTTTACATGGAGGGAAGTTGCAAAGATGAAAAATTCTGCTGCCACTAATCTTCTTATACTTGATGAAGTATTTGATAGTTCATTGGATGCATCTGCAACTAGTGAATTACTTTCTATACTTTTAAAGTTAGGAGGTGGAACTAATCTATTTGTTATATCACACAAAGGTGATATACTAATTGACAAGTTTAAGCGTTGTCTTAGATTTGAAAAAGTAAACGATTTCTCAAAACTAATTGAAGAAGAATGAAAAAACTAATTGGAAACATCCGCAAAGAGATTTTAATCTTATCAGTAGTACCATTACTAGCAGGATGCGATCCTTCAGGTGGTATGGGAGCAATAGATTGGTCTTGGCCAGGTGTTCCAGATGAATACGAATGTAATCAGGTAGCAGATCCAGCAGCATGGTGTGCAACAGGTGAACACCCTAACCTATGTGACTGCTAATGAGATTTAAAGCACTAGTTAATGTTAGGTTGAGAGGCTCAGTATCGGATGCTGCTGGTAATGCAGTAATGAATAATACTAAAAGGGTTGCCCCTCAACTTGAACCTCATTTGTTGAGGATTGGTAAGTGTATTGATTTATGGTTTGATGCAGAAGACTATGAAACAGCAGAGAAAGAGTTATTTAAACTCAGTGATTTGTTGTTGTCAAATACTGTAATAGAAGATTGGGAATATACTTTAGAAGAGACTGAAGAGACTGGCATTGGAAATATATCTAATGACAATGCTGGCACATCAAAACACCATTTATTTGAATGATTAAAGCATGGAGGATATGGAAGTATGCGTTGGGTAGCTTTTCTGACGAAAAAACTGAACCCTACGACAACTACATTGTTCTGGTACGTTCTATTATTTTCGTATCTTATCTCGTCACTAACTGTTTTATTACTGCAGGGGTTATAAGACACTGGGGTGACAGTCAGAAAACTGTCACTTTGTCACCTCCTATATCCAAAGACTTTGCTATACTAGATGCATACAGGAGAGATTATGACCATCAACGCAGAAGTTAAAGGGATCCTCGCAAAGCTACTAGCAACAGAGAACCTTACAGTAGAGCATCGTCAAGTACAAACTGCATCCTTTGATGTCAATAGCCGTGTTTTAACACTACCTATTTGGAAAGATGCATCTGGTACAATCTATGATCTACTAGTTGGACATGAGGTTGGACATGCTTTATATACCCCCAACATTCCTATTGATGCTCCCAAGGGATTTGTTAACGTTATAGAAGATGCTCGTATTGAGCGTATGATGAAGCAAACATATCCTGGTCTTAAGAAGTCATTCTTTGAAGGGTATAGGGAACTATGGCATAAGGATTTCTTTGGTGTAGCAGATGAGGAGATATCAGAACTAGCATTTATTGATCGTATTAATCTATTCTTTAAAGGTAACAATGAGATAGAGTTTACTGAAGAAGAGAAAGTCTGGGTTCGTCGTGTAGCAACTACAAAAACATTTGAGGATGTTTTGCAACTCTCTAACGAATTATATGAGTGGGCAGAGAAGAAGCAACAGAAGAAAGAAGTAGAGATACCTGAACAGATTGATATTGATTGGAATAATCCTGTTGCTGGTAATGAGATAGAGCAAGAGATTGATTCTGAGAATAATGAAGATGGGCAAGGTGAAGGTGAAGATCAAAGACCTAATAATCAAAAGTCAATTGAAGATAGACTTGATGAATTAGAAGATGCTATGTATGAGGATGATATGACTGGTGGTCAAGATGGTTCTCCTAACGAGACTGAGAGTGTTACTGATAAAGAATTGCAAGAATCATTAGAAACTTTAGTGGATGATGATGCTAGAGAGTGGGTTTATTTAAACCTTCCTAAAATAGATATTGATAAAGCAGTTATTGGTCATAAGGAAATACAAGAAGATTTGTACTTTGGTTTATATGGGCAGTCTTGTAGGGATAAGCAGTTCCATGATTACTATTATGAAAGTCTTTATTATGCTGAGAAGCACTATGAATCATATAAGAAGGATGCTCAGAAGTCAGTTAATTATCTTCTAAAACAATTTGAGATGAAGAAGTCTGCTGCTGAGTATAAGAGAGCAGCAACATCTAAGACTGGTGTGCTTGATACTCAGTCTCTATACAAGTATAAGTTGAGTGATGATATCTTTAAAAGGATTACAGTAGTTCCAGAAGGTAAGAATCATGGATTAGTATTTTATCTTGATTGGTCTGGTTCTATGAATCACGTATTATTAGATACTCTTAAACAAACTTACAATCTAGTATGGTTCTGTAGGAAAGCACAAATTCCATTTAGAGTATATGGATTCCAAAATGGATGGGATAATAATGATAACCATACTGCTGTAAAAGAAGAATCAAATGTTTTAGGATTCTGTAGTGGATTTAAACTTCTAGAGTTCTTCTCGTCAAGACAGAATAAGAAGTCATTAGAAAAATCGATGCAGTATGTATACATGCAAGCCTTTGCTATGAATAATCATAGGATAAACTATGTTCAAAAATATTCTCTTGGTGGAACTCCTCTTGGTGAGGCAGTCTTATGCTCAAGGCAATTAGTAGAACAGATGAAGAGGGTTGAGAAAGTTGATAAAGTTAATGTTGTATGTTTAACTGATGGTGAATCTAATCCATTATGTGCTATACTAGATTCCGAATACTATGATAATGAATTGAGAACAAGACAATTACGTCCTTCAAAAGTTTATGTACTAAGAGATCCTAGAACTGGATACACTCGTGAATTAAAAGCAAGTCCGTACTTAACAACCAAAGAGATTGTTAGTTTCTTTAAAGAGATTACTGATTTCAATTGGATAGGTATTCGTATCTGTACTAAGAATGAACTTAAGAGATCTCTTCGTATACTAGATTATGAAGAGTCTGAAAGAATGGAGAAGCAATGGAGTAAGCACAAATTTGCTGCAACTACTTTGCTAGGATATACTGAAGCATTCTTTATACCATGTCAAGGTATGGGTGAAGGAACTTCCGACCTTGAAGTAAAACAGAAAGGTGAAGAAGCAACTAGAGCAGAACTAACACGTGCATTTAAAAAGCACATGGGTTCTAAGATGACAAACAAAACTATCTTAAACAAATTCGTGGAGCAAATAGCATGAGCATTTGGGATGGATATCGGGAGGCAGTATTTGATACGTTTCCCGATTTGAAATTTGAAAGCAATCACACAACTTGGAAAAATAAAAGAGAAGTAAATCTCACTGCAGACCTATACTCTGGTAAGTATTTTATCAAGTCTAGGCACGTTGATATATGGGATGGTACTGTTGATATCCATAACAATATAATCTATCCTAAGACTGGACATAACCTTCCTTGCTTTGGTATGGATTTGATGGGATTCAATAAGAAGAAATGCATCATAGTATTTGACTTCCAACATCCAGTAGAAAATTATCTATTGAAAGTTCCACCATTACCTCAGACAACAGAGACCTATCGTTTCTTTGAAAAGGGTAATCACTTCTCTGATAATATCTTTGTAAGGTATTGTGAGATGGATGGGGTGGATACATTCCTACCAACATTCAAATACTATCTGTCACTCTATAAGGAAATGATAGATAAAGCAAAACCAACTGAAGAAGATACAACAGTCTATAAAGACTTTGATTCTTATATGATAAAGTTAGATCCTATTTCAGGATATCTTTCACATCAATTTGGTAAAGATGAATCTGAAAAATTAATCAAGGAGTTCTTTTTTAGTTATGCCTGAGTTAGTACAAGACATAGCAGTCTTACTTTCATTTACTATGCAAGACATTGAGGGTGTTAAACCATTAGAGTGTCCTATACCAGAAGTAAAGAAAGATGATTTGTCTATTAAAAATACAATGTATACTGCACCTGGTCTCAGGAAGATACATTTAGAATTAGCAGAATTGAAGGGAATGAAGATACTACATTCAGTATTCTTTCCTGATCCAAATTACAATCTTCCTATCTTTGGATGTGACATCGTTGCCACAGAGAAGGTAATCACTGCTGCTATCGTTGATATATCTCCTGTACGAGGTTTTAATGAATGGGATGAGATAAGAGAAGTTAGTAACAATTTTAATATTGGTGAGAAGAGGCCACTTCCATTGTGGGGTGATGAAATATTTTCTCCTCATTGTAAGTTCATGCGTCTTACTAAGGATATAGATATGGCAAACTTCTACTGTCTTGTTTTAAATTATCTTGGTATATATTGTAGGTTGCATCAGAAGGCTACAAGAGATCCAGACTGGTGTGCAGCAATGCTTAGGTACGATGATCAGATTTATTATTGTGATCAGCAAAGAAAGAATGATAAGACTCGTGGCATTTTAGAAAGATGGTTCGATAAAGATTGGACAAATGATTATATAGATAAAGTATTATTCGATAAACCATCATCTGACGATATAAAATATGGAACCGATTAAATGGGAAGCGTACATTCTATTAGAATCTAATAGGTTAACTAAAGTAGAATTTCTTTGTTCATCTAATCTAAGACAAGATGCTGAACAGAAATGTAAATCCTTGTTTGGTGTGTCTGATGTGAGACAGTTGAAGAGAATATGGACAGTTAATTAAGTGTCCATAGGACATTGATTTAAAGTTCAATTCTGTTATAATAAGCATATAGAAACAAAGAGTCATTATGCCAATCAAATCAGAAGTTACTACTGAACAAATTATTTCCTTTCTTAAGGACAAGCATGGAGCTAATGCTAAAGTTGATACTATCGACTTGAGAGCAGCAGGCAACAAACTTAAATTGTCTTATCCTACTGTTAATAAAAGACTTAAAGCATATAAGAAGGGTAGAGGTACTTGGGATTTGACTGCTCTAGATATTGAGAAAGCATATAAAGCACCTGCTGCAGAACCTGTTGTAAAAGTTTCCTATGTTCCAGAAAATGATCCGAACTATGTACCCTTCGGCAATGCGAAAGCTCTTAAAAAAGTTGTTGGTTCTAGACAGTTTTACCCTGTTTTTATTACTGGTCTTAGTGGTAACGGTAAAACATTAGGAGTAGAACAGGCATGTGCTCAACTAAATAGAGAATTGATACGTGTTAATATTACTATAGAAACAGATGAAGATGATCTCATTGGCGGCTTCAGGCTTGTTAACGGTGACACCGTTTGGCACAACGGACCAGTTGTTGAAGCTCTCAACAGAGGGGCTGTCTTGCTCCTTGACGAAATCGACCTTGCCTCAAACAAGATTCTCTGTCTCCAATCCGTCCTTGAAGGTAAAGGAATTTTCCTTAAAAAGACTGGAAGATACGTCAAACCAGCACCAGGGTTCACAGTTATTGCCACCGCAAATACTAAAGGTAAAGGTTCAGACGACGGAAGATTTGTTGGAACTAACGTGCTCAACGAAGCCTTCCTTGAAAGATTCCCAGTAACCTTTGAACAGGATTATCCATCACCTGTTATTGAACAAAAGATTCTAAAGAATATTGGTTGCGACTTGCAATTTTCTGAAAATCTGGTAAAATGGGCAGGAGTGATAAGGAAAACATTCTTCGATGGAGGAGTGGATGAAGTTATCACAACACGTCGTCTTGTACATATCGCACAAGCATACAGCATATTTGGTGACCGCCTTGTTGCTATCACTAATTGTGTAAACAGATTTGATGATGATACTAAACAATCATTCTTAGATCTTTACACTAAAGTTGATGCTGGTGAAGAAACTACCGAAGGAGAAATTTAATGCACGGAGATCTAGAACCAGAAGAACATCATTGGGGTGATGACTCATATCATGTCAATGATCTCTGGGAAGACATGGACCGCCTCAACGCTTTGTATGAGGAAATGATGTGGCCACATGATGATGTGTTAGAATTTATACCCGATCATGCAAATGATCGGATTATTATTCAGAACAAGTCTAGAAAAGGTTTATGAAGTACAATGAAAATGAGATCTTGAAAGAGGTCTCAGACTATATTAGTCAAACTTACAGGGGTCACTACTCCTCAAACAATGTTCAGACATTGGACTTGATTGATTCAGTAGGTGACGCAGAGGCATTCTGTAGGTCTAACATATTGAAATATGCCTCAAGGTATGATAGAAAG